GGTGGGTGTAACGCCGTCGATAATGCGAGCGTACTCAACCTGGATTGCGATCTCATCGCGCATAGTGCGCCGGGCGAATGTGAATATACCAACATCCTCGACAGGGACGGTGAAATCTGATGCTTGTGCTGTGCGTGCCATGGGGTCTCCTTCAGTTAAAAAAAGGCCGCACACCCCAGGATTGGAGTTGCGGCCGCGTCGTCAGCGATTTTAGCTGGCCGTGCCGACTACATCCAAAGCGTTGAACTGGCCAGATGCCACGATGATCTGGTGCGCGTTGATTTCTATGTCGCCGCTCGCATAGCTGACACCGACATACTTGCGCAGCAGCTGGCCGTCGTCCTTGGAATACCATTCCAGATCGAACACCAAGCCCTGCAGCATGGCATCGCCGTTCTCTGCTGCGATTCCGGCCTCCAGCATGGCGCCTTTGATAAGCACCATCTGGCTCACGCTGATGGAGTGGCGCGCCATGGTAGGCACGTACTCCTGCACGTGGATGTCACCAATGCCGGAGGCTGGCTCTGGGCTGTAGTCGTCGTTCAGGCGGACGCTACGCACCATGCCGATCTGCTTGCCGTCGAACACGACAACGACTCGGTTGCCGGAACGGGTTTTGATATTTTGTCTCATTTATTAACCTCCAAGTGCCGCAGTGGCCGAGCCGGTGAACGGCACAGCGAAGATTGTGACCAACACGTAGTTGATCGGGATCACCGGGCTGCACTCGAACTCGACGCGCAGAACGTCGCCTTCCAGGCTGGCCTTGATGTTGCGGAATGCTGGGCTGTCCTTGTCGCCAGCCAGTACTCCAGGGCCCTGCGGCTCTTCCATCGCCAGCTGGCGCAGGGTGGATTGCGTGATGCTGATGGCGCGCGAGATGGCCAGCGGGTTGCCCTTTGCGCCGCGCAGCACATCAAGGGCTTCACGGACATTGCGGTTCACGAAGTCCAGCGCCACGCCGCAGGATTGCTCCACGCGGTTGTAGTTGTTGTTCACCAGCCAGGTGCTGATGGACTTGACCACCTTGAAGCCGTTTGCCGTGTTTTCCAGGCACAGCACGCCGCCGTTGATCAGCACGTCAGTGTCGATTGGGTTTCGCAGGTCGCGCTCGAGGCCGCGGACGTTGATCGTCTTGTTGGTCAGCGGTGTGCCAGGGTTCACGCCAGCGAATGCGCCGGCCACCAGGGCCGCCGAGATGTAGGCGGGGTACAGCGTCAGCACGCCAGCGGCGTTGAAGTTGTAATGCCCCAGGTGCAGCAGCGAGGTGCGGTCGCTGTTCAGCGCCTTCGCTGCCGCGATGGCTGCGGAGTCTGTGATGCCAGTGCCCATGCCGACGATGGCGCGGCGCTCCATGCGGGCCACGTTCGACATATACACGCAGTGCGCGTCAGCCATGGCGTGGAGGGCGGCGTCAGAAGACACCGGGACAACCCACTGCACATCGACTGTTTGCAAGGCCTCGAAGCCATCCGCCCAGTCATCGGTGGTCGTGCTGCCGTCGGATCCACCGGTCAGGAACGCAAAGGCGGAAGTCGTCGGAGGCTTGCCAGCGTTGGTTACCCGCGTTGCCCTGACAAAGTCCTGCTGGGCGCCGTTGAACCAGTCGATCACAGCCTGCAGGTCTGCTTTGACCGTGATGGTCGCCGTCTTGACGTCTTGCGCGGTGATGTAGTCCAAGCCGTTCAGGGCGGGCTTGGAATAGTTTCCATCGCCGACTGCTGCCGTGAACCCGGTAACCAGGTTGATGCGGTCGACCACATCCTGGATTGTCGGATACTGAGTCAGGTCGATCGTCGCCACGGTGGTGCCAGACGGCGCCTGCAGCACGACGCTGGTACCGTTGATCGTGGCGACGGCGGACGCCTGGCCGCCGGTGTAGCGCAGCGTGAACGCGTTGCGCGTCAGGTTGTCGATCGTATAGTAGGCGTCATCCTTCTGCACGGTCGGGCGCAGACCGGTGGTGCTGCCAGCCTCAATCTTGACCTTCACCTTGTTTTCGACGATGCCATACCCGATGGATGTCAGGTTGATAACGTCGGCGGCGGTGGAGTCCTTGAGCGTTCCAGTGGCCTGAACCGCAGGGTTCACGCGCATTGCGATCACCTTGCTGGGGCCATTGGTCTCGCGGCTTGGATTGAAGGCCGCCAGCACAGCATCCAGAAGCTCACCAGACACCAGTGTGCGCTGGGCCTCCTGCGGGCTGCCGAATCTCAGCGCTGTTTTCGGTGTGCCGCCGCCGGATACGCCGACGAGCGCAACATCATTGCCGACGTTGAGGTTCTGATTGCGCATCGCGTCGTCGTTGACGACCGACGCTGTGACAGGGGAAATGAGCAAGCGCCCATCGAAGAAAACGGACATATTGGGCCTCTCTTAAACAGGCTTGTTGCGAAAACTCGAAAAGCTCGCCTGAAACCCTGCTTCAGTGTCTTCGAGGTGGCCGTTGATGCGTTCGTGGTGCTCGAACCCACCAATCAGTTCGGGACGGCGAACCGTCATGGACAGCCTGGCGCAGAACTCGTGCAAGCTCAGCTTCAGGGGCTGTGCCTGCCCGGCGTCCTGCGCTGCCTCATCGGCTGCGACTTGTTGTTGCGATGCTTTACTCATTGATAGCTCCTGAAATTACTTCTCTGATGGCGTCAACGTTGCTCGTCACACGCGCTGGTGCCACGCATGTGAACGTGTTCAATACCTGGAACATGGGGGCGTCATACTCACCACTGACGGCATCAACATCTTGCTGCGACAGGCTAACCTGCGACCAGCCAAATCCCTCGAAAACCGGCAGATTGGCTATGATCAGGCGCCTGATGGCCTTACGCAGTTCTTTGCGCTCGTCGCCGTTGAGTGACCATGCAACTATCTGCACACGGACATCGGCAAGCCAGCCCTCGGATTCCGTAATGTCAAAACCGATTGCATCAAAGCTATCGCTAGCCACCTCTTCACCAAGGAACCGCTCAGATGGCTCCTCGCTCTCGAGGTGCAGTGACAACATTGGAATGCGACCAAGGTCATTCAACGGGGGGCCGGAGAACACCTGGATGTATCCAATCTCGGTAGAGAAAACACCACGGTCGCACTCAACCTTGAGACCTGCCTCAAGGCGATCCCTGAGCTCTGACAGGACATCGGTGGTCCGATCCTCGTAGGTGGCTGCCGGTGTGCCACTGGCGATCGGTCCGGCGGTCCAGGCCATGCCATCACTGGAGTAGAACGGGCCGTAATACTGCAATATCGAGTTCTGTAGAGATTCGGTGTCTGTGATTACACGATCATCCCCCTCGTAAACCAACAGAGCGTTCGGGTCATCATGCCCAGAAAAAACACCGCTACCATTGCGCAATACCTTCCACCGCAGGGCACCGGCCGGCGGCTCAAAATAGAGCCGTAGCGCATTGCCAACGGATAGGGGCTGAACAATTGATATCATGACGTTGAAATTTTGGCGTCACGACGAGCGACGTGACACCATACTGGCGCAATGAGTGCACTGACCTACAAGATCACGCTTTCATCGGCAGCCAAGATGGAGATGAGCGCCGGCGTCGTTGCCGCGCTTGGTCCGATGCTGAACCAGGCTGTCAACGGCATAGCGCAGGCGACCGCAGCGAATTGGATAGAGGCGATCCATCGCGCCAAGATGTGGAGCGGAGAAAAGGACGCCTATGCCAAGACTATCACGTACCGCATGACCGGCGAGTTCAGCGCTATCGTGGAGAGCGATTACAAGGCCGCAGAAGAAATCGAGTCCGGCCGGCCGGCGCGCGACCTGAAGAAGATGCTGAACACCAGCAACAAGGTGCGCACATCGAAAGACGGCACACGGTACCTCATCATCCCCATGCGGCACAGCATGGAATCGCTGAAGTCCACCAGCGTAAACACCATGGATGGGCCGAAGTCAGCGTACCTGATTGCCAAGGCGCTGACGCCGTCCAGCATTGTCGGGCAGGGCAAGCGCGTGTCTGGAACTGGTGCCTACGACATCAAGAGCCGCAAGCCGGTGATGGTGAACCAGAACAAGTACAAATGGGGGGCGTCGTTGGATAGGGCCGATGAGGAAATGCCGAAAAACCTGAAGGGCATGTATCGCTTCAACACCAGCACCAAGGGTGCGCCGCGCAGCACCTATTTGACGTTCCGGGTTATGAGCGAGAAATCGCGTGGCTGGATTATTCCGGCGCAGCCGGGGCAACACATTGCGCAAGGTGTCGCGGAGCGTATGCAGTCGGTGGCAAATGATGCGTTCACCGAGGCGGTCAAGCGGGCCACCAGCTAGAACGCGCTGGTGTGCCGGTTGTAGATGTCCCACTTGCGGGCGATCAGGCGCTTCGGCAGGCGCATGCCCTGATGCTCATTCCTGTCGCTGGGATATTTACCCCAGACGAAGTACTCGTCGTATTTCTGCCCAGTCAGCGAATACGTCATGCCGGGCGGTGGCTCACCAACACCGCCGGGCCACGACAAGTTGCCGTTGGCGTCGATCACCGGCAGCCCGCCCTCGACGACGAGCCTGGTTATTGGATCCAGCCAGAAGCACCTCATCACCGTTTGTACGGTGAACAAAATACGCTCCGACGGAGCGCCATGCTTGAGCGCCAGGCTGAAAATATCGTTGCTGTTGAGCATCACAATGCGGTCAAACTGCCCAGCATTCCACATCGGACTCGCCTGCGGGATGCTCATGACCATGTCGCCAGTCTCATACTGTCCGGATTGCATCCACTGCATGGTGGTCTGCTGGCTGGCGACTCCGGTGACGGTCTCCACCGCAGGGTCCCAGAGCCTGCCCTTGCCATTGCACAATGCGTGCTTTGGATCAGGTGCTCCGGATTCCTGGTTCATGCACGCGCAGGAATAGGCCCGGCGCCATGTGACGCGCTGGCCTATCCCAGTCAGGAAGCTGTCGAAGGCGCCGGGATTGAACCGCATCACATAACCCCGACACGGATGCCGTGGATGGCCGCCATCAGCCCGCCGTTGGCGCCTTTTCCGCCGTTGAGGATGCGGTCAATGGTGTCGTGGTGCTTCTCCATGTCGTTGCTCAGCGACTGCGACAGGCCGTCGGCGCTGATGGAGCCAGACTGCGGCAGGTAGGCGTCCTCGATGATCTTGAGCGCAGCCTTCTTGTATATGGCGTCCAGTAGCTCCGGATACTTGGACTGCACGTCCTCGAGGCCGGCAATGTAGGTAAGCTGGATAGCCAACGGGATGGTGCGCCCGCTGGCTATGGCCTGCATGATGAACGAGTTCAGAGGCGCGATAAACGCCGTGCTGGACGGCACGAATTGCACGACGCCATATTTCTTGTCGATGCGCAGCCAGTCCAGCGGCAGCTCGTAGGTCGCCTGGCTGCCGCCTGGGTAGGCGAACAGCACCCGGCTGACACTCTTGACGGGCTTTTGGCGCGTCTTGAGGATGCCCCACTTGTCGCCGCCGCCAAAGGCCTGCGGCTCATAGTCGTAGCCGGGGTCAATGC